CTATTTTCCACGCGTGTAAATGATAATTTGCAATTATTTTTAATATTGAACGCTTTAATTTCATGCCAAAATTTAGTTTCACCCTTAATCATTTTTTAGGCTAAGTGTGTCACTCTTTGGCTAATCAATTTTTTTAATAACTTCACCCATATTCCATTTAGAAGTATACAATGTCATGACCAATCTATGAGTCTCACGCACGCCAAGTATTTTGTTTTCCATTAATTTAATATCTTGGATGTCATAATATTTACCGTTAGGTAAACACACCTGGACTCTAGCCTCTTGGGCTACTGGTGATTTCATAAACTTATCTAAGACCTGTCTTAACAGCTTTCCTGATACCATGCTTGAACATATACCAAATATATCCTATAATGCAAGTCATGGGTTTACCAAAAAGACTTACAGAAAAACAAATCAAATTTGCTAATTTAGTTGTGGCCAACGAAGGTAGGAAGACGGCTACTGAATGTGCCATTGAAGCAGGTTATGATCCCAATTCTGCCTATGTTTCTGCTAGTAAGCTTCAAAACCCTTCTCTCTACCCTTTAGTTAGTCAGTACATAGGCAGGTTAAAATCAGAAAAATTAAAAAAATATGATGTCACCAAAGAATCTCATTACAGTGAGTTAGGGCAATTACGAGATGAAGCAAGAGAATCAAAAGCCTGGAGTGCTGCAATTAATGCAGAAGTAGCTAGAGGTAAAGCTGCCGGGTATCAAAACAACAACCACTTACACCTGCATAAAGACATGGATAACATGGAAGAATCAGAGTTAGATAAACTTTTAGAGAAAGCTTTAAAAACTTACAAACCAATTATAGAAGCTGACGCAGAAGTAGTAGAAGAAGTTAAAGACTAATTTTTTCCATTTTAATTATACATCCTTTAGGAAATACATTACGATCTGAAAACAATTCATCTCCCTCTTCATAAGAAGCAAAAGTCCAAACATTATGTTTGTTTTTATGAAACACATATGCTTGCGTTACCATTGTACTAGGTTTAAATTTATGAAAATCTTCAGCAGTGCTGTGCCCCGCATCCCCGGTGATGTCGGCCCATGTAATTTTGTAGAAGTAATATCTTTTCTTTTTTATTACTACATGTCTATATTTGGATTTCTTATTTCTACGCATATCTTCTTATAACACCTATAGGTTTTTTCTCTAGGCAACTTTTTTTCAAAAACTAGATTCATATGCGCGCGTACGGGGATGCTAAAAACCTTGATTTTACTGCATTGTAACCACTGTAACCACATTGTAACCAAGATTTGTTACAAAAATATCGTCTATAACTGTTGGTATTAGCGAATAATAGTCTTTTAAAACCCATTGTAACCATTGTAACCACGATTCGTAAATTGAAAAACAAAAAAATTTTTCTGGCAAAAAAAGTCTATAGGGGCTTTTACCCTAGCCCAGAGGGAAAGTGTTGCATTTATGCCACACTATTGTTGTATTTTAGCCACACTCCCAACAATATCCAGGTAAGCTGCTACTCTCATTTTTATATAGATAGTTTTCACACTTCTTTGCTTTACAAATTACAGTGCCTTTTAAAATGTCTTCTTTTTTCCAACCATCTGGTGGAGCATTTTCTTTATTTACTTTTTTTATTAACTCACTGAGTTTTTTCATATTATTCCTTTCATATAATATCCTACATTATTTATCCACAGTGTCAACTATTTGTTTTTTCTGTTTATAATATTGGTCTACTTTCTTCCACCATTCGTTCGCGTAATGTCTAAATTCTTCGCCTTCTACGCGAAATTCTTGGTAGTATAGGTCTTTACTACACATTAGAATGATTCCAAACTGTATATTAGTTTGATAGATTTGGTTATGGGCAATAGCATATCCTGCTAGTTGTAAATAGTAGTCTTCAATCCATTCTTTTCTTTTTGGTTTATTGGTCTGTTTAAAATCTATTATTGCTTCCTTGCCTTCATAGATTCCAACTCCATCACTGGCCCCTGCATACATGTCAGGATAAAATAAAACACATTCAGCCGCCCACAATTCTTCTAGCTTACCTGTTAATCCCTGGTCCACGATTTGTCTTGCCATCTTCGTAGCTAGTTGTCCTTCAGGTGTTAGATCTATAACTGGT